GTGGTGATAACACTTCCCAAACTGCTGCCGGTGGTGCCGGTGGAACTTATTATGGTGGCGGTGGATCCACTGGTTTTTATAATGGTGTCGGTAGCTATGGCGCAGTAAGAATAATTTGGCAAGGTCCGACCCCCGGTACACCAAGAACATTCCCAAATAATGCGGGCAATGTTTAATTTAAGGAGATAAGATGGAACTTTTTATTCAAATAGATGAAAACGGGCAGACAAAAGATCACCCAATCATAGGAAGCAACTTTCGGGAAGCGTTCCCACATATTGACACTAACAACTTACCAAGTAACTTTGCTCGATTTGAGAGGGTGCGCCCTCCGGTTCCGGGTCCATATGAAAAAAACCATAGAGTAAGTTATCAAAAGCGTCCCGATGGTGTTTGGGAAGACGCACATACATGTGACTTAATGACAAGAGAAGAAATTACTGCACTGCAAGAGCAAGTCAAAGCTAATTTTGCAGCTGCTGGTGGATTTGCATCTTGGACGTTTAATGAGATTCGTTGTATGTTTGAGCCTCCTGTGCCACATCCAAATGATGGAAAAAACTATTACTGGGATGAACCAACAATTAACTGGGTGGAGATATCAGCATGATTAAAAAATATCCGGGTGGAATAATCTATGTAATACCTCCAGCTACAAGCAGAGGAGTATTCACTTTAACTAATCAAATGTATTATAAAAAATTAGGACTTTGGGCATAATGATTGACCCTACAGAAAAGTTTGATATGTTCAAATTTGGGGGGCTTGTCAACCAAGTCGAGCATCTACAAAATAAAGTAGACGCAATGGAAGTTGATATTAAAAAACTAGTTGCCATGGCAGAAAGATCTAAGGGTTCCTTATGGGCAATCATGGGTGCTGCCTCTGTATTTGGTGGGTTTGTAACATGGATAGCTGATTTAATATTTAGAAAGTAAGCCTATGTATGTCAGATCAATTCGGATTTATAGAAGGAGCAAAGTCTGTAACAAGTAGTATGGATGCCAGCCGGCAGGCTAGTCATTCTATTACAAAAAGTATTACCGATGTACAGAAGGAAGCTGCATCAGCAGCCCAGCAAAAAGACCTAGAGCGTAAAAGACAGATAAGAGAAGCACAGGTCTTTAAAGAGCAATACTTCAAACGAGCAATGATGGAATGGCAACGACAAGAAACCATTCGTGTTGAAGAAGCAAAAGTAAAATCTGATTTCATTAGAAGGCATGGTAGTAAACGCTGGGGTGAAATTGAATCCATTAAACAAAAGATAGAGAAACAGGACAATGAACTTACTAGAGAGTTTAAAAAAGATTTGGAAAAGGTTCGTAGAGCAATGTTCATGTGCTATGCAGTGGCTGCGCTCATTGCTTGGTACATTACTTGGGGTCATAAAGGGTAAATAATGTTTACATTAATATCAACTGCTTTGTCCTTCCTAATGGGCGGGTTACCTAAACTACTAGACTTCTTCCAAGACAAGTCTGATAAGTCACATGAACTAGAGCTTGCTCGTATGCAAACAGAACGAGAACTGCAGATGCTAGAGCGTGGCTATGCAGCACAAGCTAGGGTCGAGGAGATTCGTACAGATCAAGTGCAGATGCAAACCCAAGCACAAGAACGCACAGCCATGTACCAACATGACATTGAGATTGGTAAAGGGGCAAGCCAATGGATTATTAATCTACGGGCTTCTGTACGTCCTGTAGTTACCTACTTATTTGTATTATTGCTTATCATTGTAGATGTAGCATCTATTATGTGGGCATGGTCTACCGGTGTTTCTTTTGTAGAGGCTATCCCTATGGTATTTGATGCCGATGAGATGCAGATCCTTGCATCGATTATTGCCTTCTGGTTTGGTACCCAAGCATTCGCTAAGAAATGAATGAATTTATATACCTATTTAATACCTATCCAGTAGGTGTTTGCCTTGGTTTAGCTGCATTTGTTAACTATACTTTTCTATTAATCGTCCATGCATGTGAGTGAAAAAGTAATTGAGATGATTAAGCATCATGAAGGAATTAGAACTTCTCCATACCAGTGTCCCGCTTTATTGTGGACGGTTGGATGTGGGCATGTAATAGATCCTAATCATGCTAGGGTACCATTGGCAGAACGAAAAGCATTGCCAATCCCTGCAGGCTGGGATAGAATATTAAGTGGGGATGAGGTCAATGAAATTCTTGCTAAAGATTTGGAAAGATTTGAAAACGGAGTACGAAGACTATGTCCTACTGGTCTTAATACTGGTCGCTTTGGTGCACTTGTATCATTCGCCTTTAATGTTGGGCTTGGTAATCTCCAAAATTCTACCCTTCGGATGAAGCATAACCGAAGCGAGTTTGATGGTGCTGCAGATGAATTCTTAAAATGGAATAAAGCGGGTGGCAAAGAATTAAAAGGACTTACAAGTAGACGAAAAGATGAAAGAGCACTATACCTTTCATAAAAATTAATTACAAGTAAAGGTTGCACAATATGGCAGAAAAATCATTCACAGATAAACAACGGGAAGTAGTAGCTAGAAGAATGGGCTATGACGGTCCTATGCAAATGTTTGATGAGTATCTAAAGTCTAGCCCTAATGATGCTAGAAAGTTTGGTTTAATTGCAGACAAGTTCATGGCTCGTGGTGGTATGGTTAAAGGTATGGCTGAGGGAGGAACTATTACTTCCCCAGAAGAACAGACTACTGCAACTACAACTAATGCACTGGCTAAACCAACCCAACCAGCTGCTGCACAAGTAACACCTGCATTACAAACTGCTCAAGCGGATCAAACACTTAGTACCACTTTAGCCCCAACACAAGCAGCCCAAGTCACTGCTGCTGCACCTATTACTGCAGCCACTACAACTGCTCCCACTGTAACCCCTACAGCTACCATGGAGGCTGTACAAGCTGCACCTGCAGTACAACAGGCAACTGCTGCAGTTAAACCTGCACAAGGCACTGTGTCGCAGCAAGCCCAAGTACAAGCTGCACAGGCTCTGCCTACTGAGACTGCTGTTGGTGGGCTAGATGCTGCCCAAGGTTTAACCAGACAAGTAACTGGTGCACCTATCCGTGGTGAACAAGTCGGTGAGATGGTTAGTGGTCCTGCTGTTGATATGGCTAAGGTAGAAACTAACTTAGCTAAAGCAGAGGCTGCTCAAGGTGTAATCACAGAAGACATGACAGTTCAAGGACAGTTAGCTAAATTAACTGCTGGCTTTGAATCAGGTAATCCCCCATCATGGGCTGCTGCATCCTTACGTAATGCTACAGCACAGATGGCTGCTCGTGGTTTAGGTGCATCTAGCCTAGCAGGTCAAGCAATTATTCAAGCTACCCTAGAGGCTGCTATACCTATTGCTAGTGCTGATGCTCAAGTGTTCCAGCAGATGGGTCTACAGAACCTATCCAATCGTCAGCAGGTAGCTGTATTAACTGCACAGCAACGTGCCCAGTTCTTAGGTCAAGAGTTTGACCAAGGGTTCCAAACCCGTGTAGTTAATGCTGCTCGTGTAGCTGACATTGCTAACATGAACTTTACTGCACAGCAACAAGTAGCCCTAGAGAATGCACGTCTAGCACAGACAATGGATTTAGCTAATCTGAATAACAGACAAGCTCTTACCATGGCTGAAGCTGCTCAGATTGCTAACTTAGAGACAGCTAACTTAAATAACAGACAACAAGCTGCTGTAGTAAATGCTCAGTCTTTCTTACAGATGGATATGACTAACCTACAGAATGAGCAACAAACAGAGATGTTCAAGGCTCAATCTAATATACAGTCTATCCTAACAGATCAAGCTGCAATTAATGCATCTAGACAGTTCAATGCTTCTAGTCAAAACCAAGCAGATCAATTCTTTTCTAATCTGACTGCACAGGTAAAGCAGTTTAATGTCCAGCAATCAAATGCTATGTCACAGTTTAATACCGATCAGGCTAATACTGTATCTAAGTTTAATACTGAAGTACAGAATCAGCGTGACCAGTTCAATGCTCAGAATCGTTTAGTCATTGATCAGTCTAATGCTCAGTGGCGTAGAGAGATTTCTACAGCTAACACAGCAGCCACTAATCGTGCCAATGAGTTCAATGCTACTAAGGCTATGGAAGTTACCATGGTTGAGTATAACAATATGTGGCAACAGTTCCGTGATGAGATTGAGTATTCATGGAAGTCTTCTGAGAATGCAGCTGATCGTATTAATAAAATTACTGATCGAGAGATTGCTGCTAATGCTACAATATTAGCTGCAACCATGGCTAAGGATGCTGAGATTACTAAGACTATTGGTACATCTGCAGCCACTATCTTGAGTGGTACAGGCGGTGCTAAGGTATTCGGTGAGATCTTTAACTGGGGTTACGATAAAAGTAAAGAAATAATTGGCTGGGCTGGTGGACTATTTGACAGTTCCAGCAGCAGTAGCACCGATTTTGATGGTGGATATGGAGAAGCTCCATAATAAATTATAGGATAACTCAATGAGCGTAGACATTTATAAAAAGAAAATAGAGGAATACATTAGTAAGAAAGAAAGTTCTAAGACTGAACTAGATTCTGCTCGTGGATTGCTTGCACCTAAAACTATGAATAAAGAAGTCAAGCAACAACAAGATATGATTTCTAATATTAGTGAGTTTATATATGCCTTACGTCAAAAAAGAAATGAATTAAAAATAAAAAGGGGTAAGAAATAATGCCAGCAAATGCAGGATATATTAATGCTCCAATCCCCGGTATGTCACTTACTAGTGAACCCGGCAATCGCCCATGGGAGAATCCTCCTAACTTAGTATCTGTAGAAGATGCCATGGAGTTCTATACAAAACGTATCTTAGGTACTCCTGAAAACTATGATCAAGTATTAGACATTCTTGAATCTGGTTTACCCGTCCGTAATGTTGCTAATATTCTCATGAAGACTAGTGTCATGGAAGGCAATCATACCATTGACGTAGGTATCCTTGTATTACCTGTTATTGAAGAACTATTAATGGCAGTAGCAGATATGCATAATTCTGAATACACAGAATCAATTGATTCAGTATTTAAAGAGAATGTTGTAAGCCGCAGACAAGCTAGACTTGCTGTACAAGAAATGCAAAAGAGTAAAGCTACTCCTGTAGCAGAACCAACAGAGCAGCCAAAAGGCTTAATGGCTAAACCTAAAGATATGGTGGAATAATTATGGCATTTGATCTAGGTGCATTTATTGCTGGTGCCTCAGAAGGGGCAGCTACTGCAATTGATAAGCGTAACAAAGAGATTCGTCAAAATACATTACGTGAATTTGACCAGTTACAAAAGGAAGCCGGAGAGCAGACAGAAAAGTTACGCACTAAACGTGACGAGATGAAAGCTACAGCAGAAGTACTTGCTGGATACAGAGGTGCCAATGGTGTTCAATTTACTAATGCACAAATTGTTGGGATATTACAGAATCCACAAAATGCTAAAATGTTGGCTAAAGAATTAAAAGAAAAAGAAGATGGTTTGGGAACTGTAGATTTTAATAAAGTCTTTACTCTTAGTAAAGAAGTTAATGAAACTAATGTTCCTAAATGGCAAGATTATATTAACCAAGTTACTTCTATTCCTAAAGATATTCCAGAGGAGCCACAGAGAGTAGTACGTGGTGCATTCGGATTTGAATCACCTGCTTCTACGGCTAAGGGACCAATGGATCTCGGAACAGTAGTCCAAGGAGATTTAGACCTATCTCAGTTTAAAAAACCAGAGACTGTAGCTATGATTCAAGCTAGACTTTCAGATAATATAGCTAAAGGAGACACTGATCTTACTTCAGAAAAGAACAAACCTCTGATGGATAGGCTTAGTGCCAATGCACTTATTCAAGCTAAATTTGATAAGGATAAACCAGAGGAAAGAACTACAGCACAGATTAATTCCGTATTTAGTTTATCTTTACGTGCAGCCTTAGACCCTTACGTTAGAAATGGCACTATTCGTTTTGATGATAAAGATCAAGTCGTTGTAATAACTGGTGATGCAAAAGCAATTGATGATTTCGTAGCATATAAAAACTCAATGATTGAGAAGCAAGCTCGTGCAATGGGTCTTATAAATAAAGATAATACTATTAATGGAGGACAAAAGGTTCGTGATGCATTGCTTCCTTATGCCGAGTTTGATGGTGATAAAATTATATCTTTTAAACCAAATACAAACATACCAGCTAAACCCTCTGCAGCACCTGCACCGGGAACAGCAGCACCTGCATCTGCAGCACCAGCTAAAGAGGGAACAGTTATTGATAAACCAATCCCATTCCCTAAAGATGCTATCGTTAATGGCAAGATAGACGGAAGCAAACTTAATGCTGGACAACAATATGTAAGTTCAAGGGGTCGAGTACAAACTTGGAACGGAATTAGTTTGCAATAACAAGGGAAATAAATGGCTAGTGAATTTGACTCACTTATAGCTGGGGTTAAATCTCCCGATATAACAGCACAAGAAAAAGTAACACCTACAGTATCGCAGCAAACTAAAACTGCTACGGGTGTCGTACCTGCACAATCAAAGGATATGGATGAATTTGATTTGCCGATCATGCAATCTAAAGAAGCTGTAGATGAATTTGATCTACCTATTATTGCTGCTAAACCAACAGATGCTCAAGTAGCTCGTATCAAGAAGGAAGAACAGATTCCCTTTGAATCTTTGTACAAGGATCCTGAGAACCTTAAAGTAATTAAAGAGTACGGTGAAGTACGCTTTGGTGAATCAGGTAAGCAAAAGAAGGGTGAGTCTGACGAAGACTATGCCAAACGATTCATGACAGCAATGCGTCAGGTCGAATGGAATACTTCTCTTAATGCTATCCCTGAATTAAACTGGATTAATAATGCCAAGCCAGAAGAAGTTGTTAAAGCTTCTCGTGCACACAATCTATACGATAAGATACCTGCATGGTATGAGAAGGGTGGGCAACCGGGGGCTAGACCTTTTGGGGAGGCTTTACTATCTGCTGTATCTGAGCCTACTAATATTATTAGTGCTGGTATCGGTGCTACTGCTAGGTATGCTGTAGCTAGACAGGCTATTAAGAATGCAATAAGTACTAAAGTAAAAACTGCAGCGGTTGCTGGCGGTGCTGAAACAGTTATAGGTGTAGGTCAAGATGTAATCAGTCAAGATATTCGCATGAAGACTGGTGTACAGGAAGAGTTTAGCTATGGTCAATTGGCTCTTGCTGCAGGTCTTAGTGCTTTTGGTGGTTCATTAGAAGCTATTACAGCAGTCGGTACTAAGCCAATTAAAACCAGTAAGCAAGAACTAGCAGATAAACTACAGGGTAAGAAGCAGGTTAAAGATGATCCTGCTACCACTGAACTTAATAAAGCATTCGATAAGTCCCAAGAAGATTTACTCAATGAGTTTGATATCTTTGAAGGTCGTAGGACTTTGGATGCAGTCTCAGCCCCAACAGATTTAACTCAGGCACAAATCCGTACAGACATTAATCGCAAGGCTATTGATGTAGCTAAGTATGTTATGTTGCTTGCACCTGAGTATCGTCCAGCACAAGGACAAAAAGTAAGTGATGCAGTTAAGAATGTATTCATGTCTATGGATAACATTGACAATGATGTTATTGATGCTGCCTTAAAGAAAGCTAATCTAACCCCAGTAGACTTTGCTCAGGCTACCCGTACTACTGTAGCTGATGCAGGTAATATCATGCAGGGGTATTCTGCCTTAGCCCGTACTTTAAATAAAGTAAAACAGATAGATCCAGAGGCACAAAAGCTTATTGATGAAATGTATGGTAGGGACCATGAGGCTGTATCCATGATGGGCAATACCTTACGTGCAATCAATAGACTAGAGCGTGAATCCAAGGCTATCGTGGTATCGGGTATTGGTACTACAGTACGTAATATCATGGGTACTGGTACCGCCATGACCTTTGATGCTGCCTCTAAGTTAATGGAGGGTACCCTATATACCACAGGTAAAGCCCTAACTGGTATGGCTACTGGTACCTACAATAAAGGGGACATATCTAAGGGCTTAGTTGATACAGTTAAAGACTCCTTTGCTACCTTTGGTCACATGTCAAATGCTGGTCTTACGGCTGAAACAGTAGACCTATTGCTTAAAGATAACCCCAGATTACAGAATCAACTATTTAGTGCACTGCAAGAAAGTAACAAGGCAGACTTAAGTAAGGTAGCTAGGGTGGTTAATACCCTTAACGTAGCCCAAGACGTATTCTTTAGACGGGCTATCTTTGCATCTACAGTAGAACGTCAGCTAAGGCGTGTTGGCATCGATATGTATGACCTCCTAGCCAACAATAAAACAATCCCCGTAGACGTGCTTAAAAACGCCACAGACGAGACTTTGAAGGCAACCTTCTCCTACATGCCAAAACAGCAGGCAGCGAAGCAGAAGGGCGTTGAAGCGATTTCAGAGGGATTGGCACATAACTTCGTTAATATCTTTGAGAAGATGCCCGGTGGTTCTTTGATTGTAACCTTTCCTAGATTCATGTCCAATGCTATGGCATTCCAATATCGGTACTCACCTTTCGGTGCAGCATCGGGCATGGGCGATATTGCCAATGGTGCAAGACGTATGGCTAAGGATGAAGACGGTGGATTAGCTCAATTAAATCAAGGACTTGGAAAGCTTAGTCGTGGTACAGTTGGAATGGCTGCAATTTATGCTGCCTACAAATATCGTTTAGAGAATCAAAGTAGCGAATGGTACAACGTCACTGGTGAAGATGGAAGTACTGTAGACATTCGTGCCATATTTCCAATTGCCCCATACCTAGCAGTAGGTGACTTTATTGCTAAGCAAAAGTTAGGCAGACCAGAAGACGCTAAGCTTACAGAACTAGCTGCATCAATTGCTGGTATGAAAATGCCTGCTGGTACACAGGGATATTTGTTAGACCAGATACCACAGTTTATTGCAGGTGCAGAAGGTAAGGAAGCAGATAAAGTATCTAAGGCATTAGGTCGTGTCGTAGGGGATTTCTTTGGTCGCTTTACTACACCCGGTAAACCAGTGTTTGAATTCTTAGATCTGTTTGATCAAGAGGGTCAGATTGCTCGTGATCCTAATGTAGTAGAGGGAGAAAGTTTATTTACACAGACAGCAGTACAGCGTGTTATATCTAAGTTACCTGAACTTAAAGAAGATTTACCAGAGTTCCAACCTTACTTCTCAGATAAAGCCCCAGTACGTGCAGGTGAATTCTTTAATACCTTGACTGGTGTACGTGTTACACCCGAAAGACCACGGATTGAGCGTGAGTTTGTAGCCTTGAACCTAGACCCCTATGCATTCTTTGGTAGCACTGGCGATAAGGTCTATGACCGTGCTTTTATTAAAGAGTCTGTACCCTTTGTAGAAAGACGATTGAATGCCTTGCTAGATAGCGAAAGGTACAAGGGATATACACTAGACCAGAAGCGTTTAGCTGTAGCTACAAATATGCAAGAGACATTGGGGATGGCTCGTGATATCACACAAGCTAAGATGACGGGTACGGATAGAGATCGTGTCAATAAGATGAGATTCAATAAACTACCACCGGTAGCCCGTAGAGCAATCAATGAACTCTATGCAAAAGAAAATAATGGTACTACAATGGATGAGGCAAAAGACTATAAACAAGTCTATAAGTATGAAGCACTCATTCAAGGGTACCGTTAATGACACGACAAGACATAGAAGATAATTACCCAGACTCAGCACTCTTGCTATTACAAGAGAAGTATTTTGACGAAGCTATCCTTGGGGTAGCCAGTCGAGTTAATACTCCATGGGCTGTATGCTATGACGCTAATAAGTGTATTGAATTATTAGCCAAGCATGAGGGTATGACGTTGGAAGAAGCTGATGAATACTTCCACTACAATACTGCAGGGGCATACGTTGGTGAGCATACCCCTGCATTTGTATACTACTAAGCTGCCATCTTCTCCTCAGTAGTACCCCAACCCCAATCACCTTCCATGCCTGCTGCATTGTAGTCGGTTACTACGCCTTCAAAGAAGTTCTTGAGGCTATCCCCACTGATGACCCAGTCTAGCCACTCTAATGGGTTCTCTTTAACCTTCCAGTTACCCTTCAAGCCAAGCTGAATCAATCGTCTGTCAGCAATATAACGAATGTACTTCTTGACATCCGCAGCTGTAAGACCTTGGATCTCACCCATCTCAAATGCTGCATCAGTAACAGCATCCTCAAGTGCTACACCTTCTCTGAACATCTCATAGATGTCCTTCTTGAAATCGTCAGTCACGATACGTGGATGCTCATTGCAGAACTCACGGAACAGTTTAACCATTCCCTCGCAGTGCATACTCTCATCCCTCACGGACCACTCTACGATCTCGCACATACCTTTCATCTTACCGAAACGCTGGTAGTTAAGGAGCATTGCAAAGGCTGAGAACAAAGACATGCCCTCATTCATAACGGATCTTGCAATAGCCTTAGCTAGACCGGCATGACTATTAGTATCAATCTGTGACATGAAGTCAATCTTCTCGCTCATCTGCTTGTACTTTAAGAATGCCGAGTACTCTTCCTCTGGCAATCCAAGTGTGTCATTTAGTAATGCATAGCTACGCTGGTGCACGAACTCACGATTAGCAAAGCTAGTGAGCATGGCACGGATCTCATTGTTCTTAAACTTCTGTACATAATGCTCTAGATAATTTGTACCTACAGCAACATCACTCTGTGTAAACAATCGTAGGATTTGTGTGATGTGATTCTTTTCTTGTGGTGTTAGCTTACCGCCTTGCCACTGTGCCAAGTCATCCTGTAACTTAGCTTCCCACTCACCCCAGTGGGCTTTCTCTGACTTGATGGCGTACTCAACAGCCCAAGGTGCAAAGAAAGGTTTATAGGAAACGCTGGGCGATATTAAACTCATAGATTAGTACTCCGAGGAATTGATTGTGGAAAAAAATAGGAGCAGAAATGCTCCCTTGGGATTCTAGTTATATGCAAATTGGTCCCTTAAATCAACCCCCTTTGTATCTTATTGTTTTTGTTATTCATTTATTTGTAGTACTGAATTGCCTTTGGAGCACAGGTAACATCCACAATGACATCCGAATAATATTCATCAATGCGTCTCTTAGACATAATGATAATGGGTCTCGTTCCGGCTGCTTCACAATCCGTAATCCCATTAATAACTTCTTGCCTACTCATGGCATGTATTTTCTTTTGTACCCGTAACTCTGACCTCGTACCATATGGATCAGAAGCACAACCAGTTGCTGTAATTGCTACGCCTACTGCTAGTAATAGTACTTTCATTTTATCTCCGCATTTCTAATAGCCTCAGCTATCTCCGTTAATAAACTTCCATTAGCAGGAATTACTACGGGGCAGTCAGCAAATCGCTCTACGATCTGTGCCATCTGTTCCTTGATACATTCTATCTTGGGCAGATTTCCCGTAGTATCCCAGCTTACTTCATCTTCAAATTGAAATATTGCATCTTCTAATAATACACTAGCTTCCCATAAAGCATAGTCAATCTGTTCTGATCTATCTATTACTTTATTTCCTGCTGCTTCCATTGCACACACCACTATAGCATGTGCCTTTCTTAATGCAACAATATTATTATCAAATACGTAGTGTGGTACGGTAGCCATGGTATCTCCTAAAGTATATGGTCGGCAATATTTAATTCAACTAATTCTTTGGCAGTTAAAAATACATCACTTGCAGGTAACAGTTTTTGTTTCACTACTGTTGCTGACATACCACTTGCATCACGTAAAATCTGTATCATCTTCTGATTACAGATATCTGCTTCTTTAACTGCAGATTTAAAGTCGTGATACTTACTATCGATGTTGTCTGAAAACTGGTGGCACATAGCACTGGTATTTACAGCAACGTACCTTTCTCCTTTGGTACCCGCACAGAAAATTAAGAATGCTGCACTCATAATAGAACCAACACCTACGGTACGGATTGGATGACTGCTATTCCGCATCACATCGATCAATGCAAAAGCTTGATATAGATCACCACCACCAGAGTTAATGTAGATAGTTAAAGTCTTTTCTTTCTTATCTACATTCTCATAGGTAAGCCACTTAATACACTTAGCTATATTGTCTGCTTCGATCTCATCATACAAATAGAATATGTGATTCTCTAACAGTACAATATCAATGCGATCTTCTGCTGTCTGATCGTCATGTTTCCTAGTTGCCATTTGGTATCTCTACTATTGATATTAAATTAACTGGTACCTGAAAGAACATCTCACCTTTGTATACATATTTATTAGGCACCTCAACTACAGGTGACGATAGAAGTATACTAGATGGGCACAAGAATGCATGTGTTCTTTCATTATTAAACACCATAAAATATGCAGGCTTATCTAGCTTAGCAAACTTTGACTTCCTCTCTGGTATTTGTAATGTGTCGTATTTAAATGTAGCACCAGACCATACCTTCTTGATCTCTACTTCACAATAGAATATTTCAGTTCCTGTATCTACAATTAAATCCACAGCATATCTGTCAGGATGATCCTCAACTGTATGTCCTAGCGACTGCCAGTACAATTTAGCTGAGGCTCTTGCAGATGTATCTGTCTCATCAAATAGCGACTTACTAAATACCTTACGTGGAGGTTTAGCCATGGCAGCTTATGCACTCCTCGGCATCTTTAAGGGCATCACGTTCTACCTTAAGACCTACCTTGTCGGCTTGCACACCTGCACTAGTACGTAAGTAATACAATCCTTTTAGTCCTGCCTTCCATGCACGTAAGTGTATTGCATTGACATACGACTTATTGCTACCTGCAGGAAAGAATAGATTGACAGATTGCCCTTGGCATATGTACTGCTGTCTATCCGATGCATGCTCAACAACCCACGCCTGATCTAATTCAAAGGCTGTTTTAAATACGCTCTTCTCATCGTCCGTTAAGAATGGCAGGTGCTGTACAGAACCTTCATTCATAATGATTGATGCCCACACTTCATCTTTGTTTTCGTGATGCTCGTCTAAGACTCTAGCCAAGCTATCACTCTTGACGAGATGCGAACCAGCCCTTGTACGATGAACATAAGCATTCGACTTAACAGGTTCAATACTTGGAGAGCAACCACAGATAATAGAACTATTGGCATTAGGAGCAATTGCAATAAGATGAGCATTCCGAACCCCAGTCTTAACCATATCGGGTGCAGCCCCTCTCTCGTGGGCAAGTACTTTGGTCTCATGTGTTGCTTCCTCCTTCATGTGTTTGAACATATTGCGATTGATTAACTTAGCTGCCACACTTTCAAATGACACACCTCTGTTCTGTAGGTAGCCATGGAATCCCATTGCACCTAGCCCTAAACTACGCTCTTGCTGTGCACTGAATCGTGCCTTGGCAATATCGTCAGGAGCATTGTCAATGAACACTTGCAATACATTATCTAAGAAGCGAATGAGATCACGAACCATCTGTGTATTCTTCCACTCGTCAAACTTTTCTAAGTTCACACTAGACAGACAGCATACTGCAGTACGCTCTGGTGATGTAGCTAAATGAATCTCATTGCATAGGTTACTGCCATGAATCTTTAGACCCTTGTCTTTCTGTTCTTGTGGCAATCCTTTGTTAGCTGTATCAATGAAGTTAATGTAAGGACTTCCAGTACGGAACCGTGCCTCCAAGATACGCTGCCATAGATGACGAGCAGGTGTAGTCTCCCGTACTATCCCATTGGATGGGTCCTTTAACTCCCACTCTGTGCCATCAACTACTGCTTGCATAAATGCATCAGATACATTTACTGCATTAAATAAATTAAAACACTTGCGATTAATGTCACCACCAGTGGGCAACTTAAAATTAGTAAACTCGACAATATCGGGGTGGCTAACATCCAAGTACGCAGCATAGCTTCCTTTCCTAGTCTTACCCTGCTTGTATGCAGTCATCTGACTATCTACTACTTTAAGAAATGGTATGGGTCCCGGTGCCTTATCACTGACACCCCTTACATCTGACCAGTGTCCACCTACCCCACCACCTTTAACTGACAGCCAAGCTACCTCAGCATTGTGGTTAATCAATTCGTCTAGGTTATCCCCTACGTAGGTAAGGAAACAGGATATGGGTAATGCCTTGGGTTTCTCCCCGTATCTGGGTGCATTACTTAACACAGGACTAGCGTACATAAACCAGCCCTTAGAGGCGTAATCGTAGACCCGTTGGGCTAGACCTATATCCCCTGCAGAATAAGCCAATGCAGCCCTTGCAAACGCTTCCTGTGGGCTTCGTTCTTCGGTGAGTAGGTAGTAGTCCTGAAGCAGTTGCATTGCCTGCTCAGATAAACGACTATCCCTAGCTGTATCTACTGTTATTCCATGGTAGTTCATTCAAGTCCCTCAATATCCATTCTTACATTGCTAACCTTCTCTGCCCCAATGTCATACATGGCATCGTGGATAGCCTCCTCAATGATTTCTTCTAGGTAATCTGGGTCGGAGTACGTATTGGGCATACTCTCAGGATCTAAGATTACCTCAAAATGTACTTCGACTATAATGCTCACCAGTGCAGCCCCTCTGTTTCTTCTAGTAATTGAATCATCTTATCTAGATACCATCTTGCTTTCTTGCAATCAGTAATGGGTCTATCCTTGTGCCACATTCTCATGGTGTATTTAAGTACGTTACCGTGGCAGTAGCTGATCGCTTCAAACTTACCCAGTGTATCTATGATTACATCAATGGTTTCAAACTTGCCGTAGTTGTAGTGCTGTGGTTCATTGACTTCATCTTCGTCTTCTTCTTCTTTTTTAAACAGGTCTTCTGCCTTGTCAAACAAACTCCCGTTAAAATAATCTTCTGATCCTACCTCCGGATACTTGTAGTTCTTAACCGCACTGTCCCACTCATCCGGTGTTGCATCGTTTAATCTTTTTGTATTGAATGGATCTACGCTCATGCATTCCCCCTTGTCTGTGTCCACTGTGTTAGATCGATTACATTACTGAATTCATTCTGTGAATTTAAATCATTAAATACTATTTCACCAGACTTAACCATATCATCCATTTCATCTGAAACAATATTACCAAAAGCTTCATCACGGTTTAATAAATGGAAACAAGTAACAATGCCCTTCATCAAGTGCAACAATTCACGATACGAATCCTCAGACAATTTATCAGATGGCATGCACATCATGTTTAAATCTACTGTCCCATTCCAATCTTCATCATCAAAGTTAGGTCGAATAATTAGTACGATGTCATCTTTTTTAATGGGGTTACTCATGTTTAGTTCCTTTATATGGGTTATATTCTAATGGCATTATTTTCTTAGGTGGTTCTTTAGTCCACTGCTCCGGTATCTTCTTATCTGCGTATAAGAAATTATATTTCTCACACCATTCTGCATACGTTGTTTTAGATACCTTGCTTAATCTTCTTTTGCTGCTTGCAAATACAAATCGAATATCCAACTCAGGGTGTTGCTTCTGTACCAGTAGATGCTTACGCCTATCTGCTACAGTAAACAACCCCTTCGTCTCAACTATGATGCCATTGGGTAATAGAAAGTCAGGAGTGTACTTTCGGTAACACAAGTCTTCCCATTCAATCTTAATAGATTCGTACTTCACATCTACATTTAATTGCTTTAGATCTTCCTCAACAGTTTTCTCTAGTCCACTACGATAGCCATAGGCTTTAGCTGCATCATATGCCTTCTGGCTAAACTTACGCATTACTCTGTATCTTTCTTAGCAATGTGTACATACGCTACCATTGGGGGATTCTCTGCTCGTGATACAAGAGATGGTCTCTCTTCTAATCCTTCCCAACATTTATATCTATAAGAACACCAACCACATTCCCTTCCGAGTACAAGGTTGCCTGTCTCTTTCTTGCGATAGGTTTCAGGTATAGCTTCATAGCATCTTTCAAACTCATTGTTCTTTAGTTTGTCTGCCTTCTCTTTAATCTTCTGCACCTCTACATCTAGATCAATCGTATCAGCAGCTACATACTTAAACTCGCCATTTGCTTTATTGATTACCCACCAACCACCTGCTTTAATGTCCATTGCTTTAGCATAGCCAGCCAGTTGACCTACGTATCCAAATGAATCATTGTCATGTAGGGTTTTGTAATCTACAAACTTATTGGCATAGGACCATGGGCTTGCAGACTTTACGTCATCGACTGCACCTTCAGTGACTAGGTCTGGTGTGCCATGAATTGTGTGATCACCTGCAACCAGAGTTACTTTATCCCCATTTGCATATGCCACACCTGCTTGAGTTAATAAACCTTTGAACACAGCCTCAGCTATGTCACCCATCATCATGTTGATTATGAAATTTGTAGAGTGAGGAACAGCATCTTGTGGACTGTTCTTATCAAACCAAAGCTGACAGTAGTCACGCCCTACGTTTGACATTCGCAATGAGAAGTTGTTATCCCTCTTATCTACAAACTGCCGGAGTAAGGCAGCACGGACATCACTAACGATTTGTTCTACAACTTCTTCGCTAAGTGTGCTATCGCCATGTCTGACCTTACTGAGATACTGGTGTATCTTTAACTCGGCAGGATGGTGCATTACTCTACCTCTACGTCAACAAACTCTTCAACGATTTCAGCAAGCTCTGCATCAGGTTGTGCCTTAGCATTGTCATTGAACTCCTTGACGATGTAGTCATTGTAGTTATCAATCCATGCATTGAAGTCAGCAAACAATACCTGATCATTGTCTGTCAGATCAATCGTGTTACCTAACTCTAGTGTTGCTGTAGGCAAGTAGTACGATGCACCTGTGGGTAATGATTGCTCATCCGATCCAAGGCTAATGTTGTGCTGGGGCAGGATACGATTCTGCTTAGCCATCTGTGCAATAGGAGCACCTAATGTTTTAAATGCATCCTTGTTATCTACTTCCCAAATGAATGGAACAGACTCAACATCACCGAGTTCTTCACCCTTAGCATTGACTGCACCTTTCATGGTCACCTGACCAAACAGTACACGTACACGCTTGATGGATTTCAATAGTGTCTTGGTCTCAGCAGGCAGTGCCTGATAGTCTTCAATCCAACCACTTGGTTTACCACAGTTGAATCCACCTACATTGTCACGCAAGTCTTCCTTCAAATCCTTAGCCATGATAGTTTTGACATACTTGCCCTTGCTATCACCACTGCCTTGGATGTACCGCTTGTACATGAAGCGTTGATTGAACAAACGGATAGATACATCCGATGCATACACTGGGTCAAGGTTAGGACGATCCAGTACGTAGCTACCTGCAGCTACAACTTCTACCTTCTTCTTCTTACCATTGACAGTGCTCTCACCCATGATGCCCTTGTGATCCAACTTCAATCGGGCTAGTGTGTTTTGTTTCTTGGGCACAGCAATATCTGCACCCATACCCATGGCTTGTGCCATTGCTGCAAAGTTACTCTTGTTTACTAATGTAATATCTGACATGATTACCTTTCTATATTTGATATTTACTTCTGCTTGATTCTTGTGCATCGTAGCTTAGTCGATACTTCTTAATCTTCTGTACTAGTTGATGCACATTACTACTTCTTTCTACGACAACACCATCGATACTGAATGTGAATTGTTTGCCGTCATGTTTGTATTCGAGTTTCATTGGTGAACCTCCTTTTGCTCTAGCCAATTATCCCCTATCTTTGCTTCAAGTGCAAGGGGAACATTGAAATTTATACTCCATTTGTTATTAATTAAACCTACTAGATCTGCCTGTACTGAATCGATTACATCTACTATCTGTTGGACCTCGTCAGGGTGTACGTCAATCACAATAGAATCGTGTACTGAATTAACCACACAGCTTTGGTATGATTTCAATCTCTTGTAGATCTCTACCAGTGCCAAGGGTACGATGTCAGCAGTAGCAAAGGATTGAACTGGATAGTTCTTGATAGCAGTAAAGTGTGTCACTGTGCCATCCCTCTTACGCTTGACATCAGGGAACGAGAACTCCCTATTGCTAGGGATTTTAATGTAGCCATAATTTAATGCTTGCTTAGCCAGTACACTGTGCCACCTTGCCACCCCACTGTACTTCTCCATGAAGTGTGTGTAATAAGCAGCCTCAGATTGGGTACGACCATACCCAGTTGCACCATACAACGGGGCAAAGGTATGTGTCTTAGCTACCTGCCTAGATGTAGGCTGACCTGCATCCGTAATAACCTTAGCTGTGTACGAGTGCACATCAAACCCTTCCGATACTTCCTTCATGGCAACTGGATCTTGAGATAGGAATGCAGCTACACGAAACTCTAGCTGTGCAAAGTCAGCTTCCATAATCTTGCCACCACCAAAGCGAGATACAAACACACGCTTAACTGGGAACGTACCACTCCTTGGCATGTTTTGCATATTAGGATTAGCCCCACTGAACCTACCAGTAGATGTGATGTGTTGATTCAATCTAACGTGTAGCATTCCATCGGGTTTAATGAAGTCAGATATGCCACCTACAAAGTTATTCAGGTAGCTATCCAGTGCAGATAACCTACGCAACTTGCCTAAAAATTCAGCAGCATCATCCATACCCTTGGATGTAGCTACACGTTCTAGTGTCTCTAGATTATCTTTACCCGTACCAAAGCCATTGGCACTAGCCCACTTCACATTAGGTGCAGTGAACTTTAAACCTGCAACTTCTTTAGTTGGCTTGAACTCAAAGCCTATGCCATTACATGTACCACACTTAGTGGATTTCTTAAAAGCATTACCATCCTTCTTAGTCCGGTGGAAGAATCCTTTACCACTACAGCTATGGCACTTCTCTGCCCGTGTCTTATACACCATATCGAAATGCTTCTTGACTGCATCCTTAAACTCAGTGTCTTTCATGTAGGGTGTGATGGCTGTAGCCCATGCATCTTTACTCCTTGGCTTACGACTGTATATGATCCACGATAACTGCTCCGGACTGTTAAGATTGATTGGGGTATCACCCATCAACTTACGTACATGTTCTTGCAATAGCTTCTCGGTCTGTGCCTTCTCATTCTCAAACTCTACACGCACCTTATCCAGTGCAGCTAGATCAACTCGTATGCCTGTCTGATATATCCGTGCCAATACAATGCACACCTCATTGGACATCTCTATCGTACTAGCTAGACCCTGATCCTGTGGTGTCTGTAACTTACGCTGTATGGATTTGTAGATACCTTCAGTCGCACCCAAGTCGTGCTCAAGGTACATACTCAACTCTGCATGTGGAATATCACGGGTACTGTACCCACGCTTGAAGTATTCCTTCATCGTGTCTTGCTTTAGTACCTCACAGTTATGCCGGATAGCTACGGTGCCTAGGTCTAGTGGCATCTTAATACCACGCTGCAATACGTAGTCACCTAGCATGGTATCGAATACTTTCCCATCATACTTAAAGCCAGACTCCCAGAGCCACACTAAATCGTGACTAATGTTGTGCCCAATTAAAAGTGTAGCCTTGTCTAGTAACTTCTGTACCGCAGTATGATTAGCCTGCACATCTTCTTGTACATCTGTGTGATCGAATGTATATACTTGGCAAAGCTCATCCAAGGGTTTGCATCCAACCATCACGAGAGTGTTGCCAGTCTCGAATGGGTCTAAGTGCTTACGCCCATCCCGATTACTGACTGTGTTCTCCACGTCAAGGGTTAGTATCATGAACTGTATGCCCCAGTCTGATAGTCAAACTCACAGTTCACAATCCTGTGCACACCGCTAATCTTGTTCTTCACAATGTTTAAGTACCGCATACCATCATCCTCTGTCTGATCATTCATTGGTGGGTTACGTGCTATGAGAATCATGAGATCCGATTCACCGGCAAGCCCTGTCTTACTACCTTCAATCATAGCCTGTGACAATACGATCTTACCCTCTGCTTCAGCCGACAACTGTGTGCAATACACAACTAGACATCCATATAACTTACCTATATTACGTGCGTATATAGCGTTAGCCTTGAGTGTCTCATGATTGTTTGATGCAGCACCATCCTCAGCAAACTTACTACCGATGTCCATCACGACAATGTCAGGCTTGTGCTTCTTGATCACTGACTCAGCCCACTTCATTGTCTTGCCAGTGGCATCAACAAACTTTAGGTTGTCCTTGATAGGATCATACACACGATGTGCTGTGTTCTTATCTGCCACGATCTGTGTCATAGTCATGCCCGTAGCAGCAGTCATGTAACGTGATGCTACACGCTCCGGCTTCTCCTCATTACATAGGATTAAAATCTTAGCACCTTGGTGTGCCCATCCATGTGGTGCAGCACACAGCGTACTGTGAAAGCTTGACTTACCTACGTTACTACGTGCACCAATTACAAACAGCATGCCATTGTCTAGTCCATTGACTGACTGGAACAGTGACTGAATATTAAATCTCCACTTGGTATTGGATGCAGATGTAGCCAACAGATTATCAATACTATTGTCTACGTATGTAATACGAATCGATGGGGTGAAGTCATCTTGATATTGATTCAAGATATTGCGTAGTGGTTCCATCGTAGTCTCATCACCATTGACATACGAGAATCCTAGGTTAGCTACCTCCTCACCGACTACCTGCCTGAACATATTGCTCAGCACTTCAGTAGCTACATCAGAACCCATGACATTCTCATGACGAATCTTATTGAACTGCAATTCGTATGAATGTTTCTGTGCTGTAGTTAGTGTGGGGTTTGCTGCAAAGAATAGTGCTTGGACTTCATCGACAGTTAAATCTCTTTGGTACTGCTCCATCGCACTGTCTATGATGGATTTAATCTTACGGGTATCTTTAGTGAATAGCTTTTCAGGACATCTGTTACCTCTTGTCTCATCGTAGAAGCCCTTGTTCATGAGACTTCTAATCAGCGTGAGTTCCATTTACTCTCCTATAATTTGTTTCAACATTTCTATATCTTCTGGAGTTCGATACTTGATATCATCGTGTAGGTTAAGTGCCTTAGCATTAATACCACTGGCTCGTAACTCACGGGTAAACATCAAGGTCTTACTCATTGCGTCAGGATCTAATGCTACCACAACAGTGGGGTACTTGTAAAGCATATCTTTGTGTTCATCCAAGAGTGCAGTACCCAAGAGGGCGAAGCCTGTGCCACCTAACGTATCGACTACGGCTGCACTAATGCAATCCTCTACGACTATAGCTACACCTGAGTCACCTACAATGTATGGCAAACGTGCCTCGCCATAGCGTCTCCACTTAGGCTGTGTCTCAGGATGACCGGCACGACCAGTGGCATCAGCTAACTTACCTTCATGTCGGATAGGGAATACTATTCGATCCTCACGAATGTCATAGCGTAGGTCTAGCCAGTGGGGATCTAATCCATACCTGCTACACAAAGTTTTTAGGTACGGCTTCTCGTAGTCCACAACGATCCACTCTGGTAGATTGAATTGGATAGGTAAGTCACTGTGAAATACTTCCTCTCGCATCATCTTGTACAAATCACCTGCGGATAGGAGTGTGCGTGTAGCACCGGCTACATTACAGCTATTGGCGTAGCAGTTCCACATTAACCTACCATTGTCATTGATAGCTGTGAATGTTTTGTATCGCTTGCATGCAGGGCAGTTACCCCTGTGCATCTGACCCAGAGATAAGTCTAGGTCCTGTACGTATCTACGCACATCAACTGTCATTTCTTACTGGCTTTCTTCTCGGTAGGTGTCTTCTTGGATGCGACATGATCCTGCATTACAGATGCTGACAGTTCCTCTAATGCTTTAGTGTGCATTTCTATTACGTCTCTTACCATCCAGAGTGCACCACTAAGTGGATTATCAACAGTATCCACTGCTAGTATTTCTACTGTGTTTGCTAGGTTATCTAGCTTATATTGAATGACATCGATTGAATTACTTATGTCCCAGTATCTGCTCATTGTATTTCCTTTCATTGTTAATCTTTTATTTGCGAATGCTTCAGCTTGTTCCAAAGAACATACCACATACTCATCATTCATGTTCATGCTGTCTGCCCTTACTTTCAACTGCGACCCCATTGATGCCCACAATCTGGACACTTCCATGCTGTAGTTCTGTCTAACTCCATGTCGTATAACCCGATAGCCCTACCCCATTGTCCTTTGGTTCTATCTGCACCATACGATTTAGAAATCTTGTCTGCTTGCTCTTCTGAATTGGTCTGCTCAAAGAAGTGTTCCCATATAGAACCACCATCTAAATCAGAACTACACTTCGGGCAATACCCATGTTCATTTGATTTCAAAGATGATTGTTCATCTAAATCTTTAGCTATCTTACGTGCTCTATCAAAGAACTCTTTTGTATCTTCCATATCATTCCTTACGTTAGTCATAACACTCATACTGTATCACCTGCCGTGTTAAAGCGGAGCTTAGCAGCATTCCTTGCACTTGTCAAGGTATTTTTCATGTAGGGTTTTACTGACTGGGGATTAGCGTGACCAGTAACCGCCATGATCTGAGGCATGGATACACCGGCATCAATCATCTCGACTGTGCCTGTCCTACGCATGTCCATAATCTGATACTCCGTGGGTAACCCTGCTGCACGGATGATGCTCCTGCCTAATGCGGATAGTGCCTTCCTGTCATACGGCTTGGCTATTATGCTATTGTCCTTACAGTAAGGTGCTATGTATTGCTGAAAGTCTACGTCAGCCTTCTGCTGTACCAACATCTCATGTAACTCATCGGTAGTGGGTAGTTCCACCCTAGCCCTACGCTTAGATTGTTGCAGGTACAATACTCTCTTATCAAAATCGTAGTTATCCCATGTCAGGTTAGCCATATCGCCTAGC